GTTCAATTCAGCTACCGAGAAAGTCAACTACACCGTAATCGTCGCAGATGGCGTACTGCCACTGCCACGTCCCTTCACCCTTTTTCAGGAGGTCGGGTAACTGGTGAGTTTTCAGAAGGACAGTAAAAGCTCGCGGGTCACCCGATCTACATTGGGTGACTGTACGATGGTAACGTCGAGAGGAGTTAACTCCGAACGTCGGAACCTTGACCACATAATTGCTGTAGTTTTGGTGCTTTTCTTGCCACTCCCTCAGGCGGTTTCTGATAGCCTTAGGTAGACATGTCCTCTCAGGTTCGTCAGTTTCGACAAATAGAGAGAGGGTCGTTTCACGATTAGGGATTTCATGGTATTTCAGCCCAGTATCCGTCAAGGACACTTTCGCTGGTACACCACGTTTGCCTTCAAAGTAGAACGGCCCGCGCATTACAGCGAGACATGCGAGTGCGAGTTTACGTAGAGAACGTGCTACATCAGTGCACATCGGCATGTTAAGTTCCATTAGGAACGCCGAAATTCTCTGCAATTTGTTAACTGTTGTTATACAATCAACAAAGGAGGTACACCACTTCACATCATACCGAGTGATTTCCCGGTCTGCTACAAAGTAGGCCCCACAACTTTCCCTTATCACGCCGTCGAAAAAAGATTTTTCTTCGTTAACTACGTAATCAGTGTATTCACTGAGGAACGCAGCAAATTCGAGAGATTTCTCTTTAGAAATGACGATATCGTCACCATAAACGCTGGCGCGGGGATCGAAGGTTCTTGCTAGGGCTAAAAGCATTATGCTCATTAGCTCAAACGTAAAACCGTTACCCATTGAAGCGACCATGTTAAGTTCTACATGGAAGCTGCCGACCCCCTTCACTTTAACATAAGTAGAGGAGGACCTATACGAAAGTACTTTCTCGTACAGCCAACCGGGTAGCAACAACCGGACTAAGTCCAAGTGGTTACTATTAGACGCACCTTTCAAATCAATAGTCGCGATATCTTGCGACCTAATCATTAATTGGTGATCAAGCTGACCCCGTAAGAGGTCAACACCGGCTCGTTTCAAGCTGCGGCGGAGTAATCCACCGACAGTCTTTTGGAGCAACATATTAAGCTTCGGTTCCACCCCAATAAAGCGGTCTGTTTTGTTATTTTTTGGAACAGTCTCGCCCCGGTTGCCCGGAACAACACTGATCAACTGGTCACGCATTAGTGCGGCATAAAACTCCGCACGCCCCTTGGGACTCCGATCTATTGGAGATCCTTTGGTACGCGCCCAGCTGACCAACCACCGCTTAAGCTGGCGGTTCCTCCATAACAACATGACTCCGTCGGTTGCTGCTCCGCAAGTGACCGTAAACGGCAGCTTGTTGAGTTTCGCCAACGGGGATGTCCTACCTTGATGTGAATCAAAGCATTCACCCTTTCCGAACCATGCGTCGTCATCTCGGAGAGAATCGGTTGCAACCCACTTTTTAATTAATTTGCGGGCTAGTTCGAAACGCTCAACTGCTTCATCACTGAACGTATTAACTTTAGACTTTGAAAGCCTTGAGTTATCACTTAAGTAGGCTTGAATAGCCGCCTCGCGGCGTGCTTCCTCACCGGTTAGTGATGGTTTCTCG